CGCGGGGTCAAGAGCGTCAGCAATCATGGTAAGGCTGAACTGGTTGTTGTTATTCGAAGTAACTCTGGCAACCAACTCCAAAGACTGTCCAGCGGTGTAAGCGTTGGTCAGTGGGATAGAGAATCCAACCGTCTGGAGGAAGTTAGCGGGTATCTGTAGGACGATGTCGCGGGTTAACGGAGTACCGCCATTTACCCGTAAGCCATATTCAACTACACCGGTACGGGCGGTTGGGTTACTGAGCACCATATCGAACGATAGTGTACCGGTACCAGCTGCTATATCTTCATCTGGAGTGACAATCAGGCCGAGGTTAACCCACGCCGTTGGTGGTGCAGCATTGGCTGCTTTGATGACGACGTTGGCAGTGGCGGTATCCTGCCATGAGAACGAGGCCAGCGCCGGGGAACCGTAGCCGAGTGAGTACACACCAAATGAGTCAACCGCAGTAATGACCAGTGGCGAACCAATGACAGCGCCGGGCATGGTGGTCTGTAGGTTGGTCGTATCCATTACGATATACGGACCATCTATGGTCACGCCGGCGTCTGATTTGACCAGCATGGTCTCGCCCAACGAGCTGTTGGGGTCTGGTACGACATCCACGATGCCGGTGTCCACACCTGCAGCATTTTTCACTGTAATGGGTGCGGTAAACGTCTTGGCTCCAGAAATCTCCTGAACGGTGTCGGTGTAGACCAGGTTCGGGAGTACAGGACCCGGAGGACCTTGGGGTCCTTCAGGACCAGTGGGGCCAGTCGCACCTGTCGCGCCATCTGCACCAGCTGGGCCGGTCGGACCAGTAGGACCTGTCGCGCCTGTAGCCCCATCTGCACCGGTTGGGCCGGTTGGCCCCTGCGGACCGGGAGGGCCTTCTGGACCCTCCGGACCAGCGGGACCGGTTGCTCCGGTCGGACCCTGTGGTCCTTGAGGACCGGGAGGTCCCTCAGTGCCGCCTGCTTGTAGTGCCTTAATCTGACCAGTAATAGTAGCCGGGTCAGTGGAGGTTTCCACGCCGACATACTCCTGTATCGCCTCAACTGCACTGTTGATACTCGTGTGCAGCGCCGAGTGCGACGGATTATTCTGCTTATCCGTCGCCTGCGGGTTGGGGAAGGTATCTAGCTGCGCGGGATATTGAGTGGTCATTTCAGTGCTCCTAGCCGTCGTAATTCAGCAACGGACTGTCGTAATCGATATTGTCATTGTACGTCCCAGCGGTCACTGGTGGCGGTGGTATTGGTGTCGTTCCGCTACCTCCCACATTCGGTCCTAAAGTCAGACCGTCTGGAGTCACCCTGACAATCCCAATACGAACCAACTCCTCAACGCGTACCGCACGTAAGCCGGGCGGACCAACTGCACCTTGCAGTTCAAGAACAATTTGGCGGAGCTGCTCCACCACCTGTTCAAGGTTGGCCGGTGTTGGTTTAGCAACACCCGTTTTCCGGAACGGAGTGGTCGTATTCTGTGCCATTACGACACCTGCTCGAGTTCTTTCGCCGTCTCCGCAATCGCTATGGTGTAAAGACCAGCCGAACCGCTCACAGACACAGCCCACTCCGTCGCCTTGTACCCACTGGGTAAGCGGTGGACGTCGCTGTCAGCGATGATTCCAGTCCAACGCAGTATTCCATCTCCATACAGCTTGACCGCGATGGGGAAGGTTACGTCAGCGAGTAGTGCCGGCAGCGGTGGCTGCGAGAAGGGGATAACGCCGACACCCTGATTGAACAGGGGGACGTTGTACAGCAGTTCGCCAAACAACGCGGGGGCTGGGCCGCCCGGAGGGACCGGAGGGTCCGGGTTTACCGCAGGGTATTTGTATGTGCCACGGATTTGGATGGCGCCGAAGTTGGTCGGTTTAGGAACGACGACATCCTTAGACCTCCAGGTGTATAGGAGCAGGACCTGTGGGTTCTCGTCGAACGCATACACCTGACCATTGATGCCAAGCATCGCCTGCCCAGTAAGGGAGGAGGTATCGACCGAGGATACGTCATCGAGGAACACGTACGACAGCGCCGTCATCGGGTCATCGAAGCCCATAATGAAGCCCTGCGATGCATTAATCATGCCGAGGTAACGGTCGTCGTAGACTGCGGCCTTCACCGTATAGGGAGAGTACACAGCCTGCCATTCATCCCGGGTGATGTGGGACTTGGTGATGATGTTGGTACCGGCATCGGACACCGACACTAGCCCGTTCTCGGATGCGTAAATAACGGAGGAGACCGTGGAGACCAGACTGCTCGGGCTAAGGCACGGCAGAACCGCCTTGATTTTGGACAAGGATATCGCGTCCGGGGTTGCGCCGGATATCACATACGGGTTACCCGTGGTGGCAATGACCACGTTGTTACCATACGCGCCGAGAGCAACGACGTCATCCTCAACACCGACCTGATAATCCGGTGGCCATGCCCATGGACGGTAGGCTTCCGAAACGAACACGTTACGCCCCGTAAAACCCACCAGGAAGCCGGAGGATGCGATAAGTCCATCCAACCCTATCGGTGGCGGGGCCCAGTTGTAGGACTCCAACAGGGGCTGCGAGGCGAGGGTCTCGTTCGTCATTACGTCGTTATAGGACGCCGGTGCGTTCGGTAGCAACCACTCATCGACGAGCCGGAAATCGACACCCGTTAGGGTGGTAATCGTCCGGTACAGGCGGATTTTGGTGATGTTATCCCAGGTGCCTGGAGGAGTGGTCAGGGAGTTAATGCCGAAGATGGTCCACGTACCGCCGTCGGTATTGCCGGTCAGGGTAAGGGACTCTCCCGGTGGGCCTTCCTCATTGAAGCCGGTGACAAAGGTCGTCGTATAGATACGGGTCTCAGCAAACTCTGGCGTACCACCGGCCGTAACGCCAGTCATCTGACCAGACGGTGGTGGGACACCTACCTTGTATGGCGGCTGACCAGCGATGATACGGGGCTTGGTGTTCTCCCACATACCGGTTGCATTCGTCCAGAATAGACGGTCGAACGAGTCGTTAAGGAGCGGGGATTGGACCACCCAGGTCTTTATGGGGAACGAAATAAAGTAGTCGCCACCGTTGTATTCGAAGTGGAATACGGTCGCGGGGGCTTGGTCCGCTACAGTGGACAACGGGAGCAGGCCAAATATTGGACGCAACTCACCACTGAGCAGCTTGGTGTTGCCAGCTACCGTTGCGGCGTTGGGTGGCAGGTTGCGCTTTCCTAAACGCGGAACCATGCCCCCGAAATCTGCGAATCGGAGAGTAGTCATCCTGCTTGCACCGAGAAGTTGAAGTCCTGTGTTGCAATGGGGGTCGGCGAGGTGAGGTCAGCCCACACCGTCATCCGTATGACACCATTACCGTCCTGACCCGGAGGGTCAGCGGAATTATAGTTAGCTGAAACGCCGACAGTGAATGGGACGTTCATCAACATACGTGCCCCTTCAGGTGCCGTACCATCCGGGAAACAGGCATTTGACTGGTTCCAAGTTAGTCTATCCCAACTGACGTATGCACCGCCGTAGGTGTTCCAGTTTGGTACGGGAGCGCCTGGACTTGAGGACCCACCGCCACCTGTTTGTGCGTTACGTGTAACGGTACCGTTCGTTTGGTAAGTGATGCTGACGCTGGCGAAACTATTGTTCCCACCGATATCAGAGGCGAATAAGCTGGTGCCGGTTAATATACGCGTCAGTCTCCACCATAAGCGGTAGACATTACCATTAGAGGACCAGGCGTTAGTTACTTTTTTCCAAGCTCCGCCAACGGACACCCAAACGCCGATGACCCTTTTGTTGACGTTTCCGACGCTGACTCGTAGTGCCATTTTCCATCCTTAATTTTCGTACTGTATCCACCATGCACCTTCGCTTGCTACTGGAGCTCCTGATGGTGCAGCGGTGGAGTAGCGGACGGCAGAAATAAAGCCTTGGTTTGGTCCAGTATTTGGGAACATAACACCGACGTGCGTTGGTGCTGTAATGGTATTTCCCGCGTTGATGGTGTTACCAACTTCGAGTTCAGTCTGGACATTGACGTTGCCGTTGAATTGACCAGCCGCTGCCTCTCCGCTGACATTGACAACGATGCCACTACCAAAAGTGGCAGCATTGGTTACATCCAGTGTGCCAGAAAGTGCGGTATTATCCTGTACGTCCAGAGTACCTTCGATAATTAGGTCACCCGTCAGCGTACCTCCAACAATGGGTAGGTAGTTTAGTGGTGGCAGTTGAGAGCTTGGAATAACACCTTGCGCGTTGAGAGTGGCAAGACCGTTGGCAGTGCCTGCAGGCAGCTGCGCAATCGGCACCTTTCCAGAGACCAGAACAACAAGACCATTGGTACCGCCGGTATACAAAAGCGTTGTGGCAATTTTAGAGTTGGCATCAAGTTGCGCCAAACCATCAGGCTGACCAACGAGGTTGGCCCAACCGAAGGCATCGTTGAAGGCCGCAGCAACGATGCGAAGCTGGGCGAAATCTCCAGGTAACCAGACACGGGCGACAGTATTATCCTGCCCACGAACAACAGTCATGGTGTCGTTGTTACGGTTGGTCACCTTTACGATTTCATCGTCGCCGGCAATATTCGACAGCGTGAGATAGAAGTAATCACCGGCAGGTGGATTGGGGAACTCCGCACCGGTTCCAGCGGCGACAACCAAGGTCGTGTCCGTCGCATTTAACGAGGACAGCAGCGTGGTCGATGCGTTATTGGTAGCTAGACATTCAGGTATCATTGGGTGCCTCCGGCGTAGGACGCGCTCTGTTCGCCAAAGGTGGCGGAGCTTTTCATTGTAGAGTTATTCGGCATACCACCGCTACGGGTGAGGACGCGCAGGGCCAGAACCTGTTTGGCAAAATTCTTGTAGGCCGCATCCGAGGCCTCTTTACTCGTCCATGGCTTGCCGGGGGCACCGTACAACAGAGCGAGGGCACCATCGGCAATCATTTCTCGATAGTCATAGAACAAATCAGGGACGGGAGAGTTCAATGCGAAGATGGGTTTGAGCATCGCTGTTATACGAATGACACCAGCTTCATTTGGAACTGGATACAGTGTTATTTGGTCAGGCAGAACCTGCCGCCAGGCCGTAGGTGCGGCCGGCTGCATGGTGCTCATGTACTCAGCGATGTTGTCGTTGATGGGATAAATTCGGACGTTGGTATTGTCTACATACCATCGAACGAGGAACGCCCACGCCAGCTCCATATCAGCGGGAAGCGGGACGTCGTAAGTCGACTGCAGGGGGATTACAGGGATATCGATGACCTGTCGGATAATCCCGGACTTCTCTGCCGCTTCGCGTACAGAACGCATGATGGCAAAATTGACGAGTGACTCCTCTACGCCCGGGACGAACGGAAGGATAAAGTCGTAGAAGTCTGACTTCGGTATGGGCACGTTATACCCCTTTCACAAGAGCTGTAGGGAGCGAGGACATCAGCGCCGCAGCGCGACCCTCAACCGCGAACTCAGAGTCCTGAGTTTCAGCGCGACCGGCGGTGTAGTTGCTAACCCCGGCGAAAAATTTTAGGGGAATTGGGAAGGGGTCGACCAGTGCATAAGAGTCGGGGATTGGGATATCGTACTCACCGATGCGTAGGTCAGGGCGCAATGAGAAGGCCATCTGAATTCCATCGTAGAAGTACCCCAACAGTTCACTGTCAGGGTACCGATAGCCGTTGGTTGCATCGAGGTCCTGCAATATGGTCCGGGTCTGTAAAATATTATCCGCCACAGTTTTCATATTGCCCTCTTGGTGTTACTTCTTTTTGTGCGGTATAGCAGGCTTCTTTGGTACGAGTTCGTAGGGTTCCTGGTCGCCTTCTTTCGCTTCGACCAAATTACCTTCAGCATCCACTTCTTCCCAGTCTTTCGGGTAGTTGGCCTGGTTTTCAGTACCCTTGAATTCCGGCCAGATATTGCCAGAGTTTTTATTTCGATAGAGCTTTGACATCGTTTTCTCCAGGAAAAACCCCCACCCGAAAGTGGGGGTTTTTATGCTTAACCGCGAACGACTTGACCTTGTGCCATTGCAACTGGGTTGACGCAAGCCCGGCCGAACACCATCAGACCGCGCATCAGGTCACCGAAGGTGGTCTGAGAACGGAGCTGTTCAGTTTTGGTCAACTGCGCAGCGAAGGTGTTGGCAGCCTGGGTGCAGGCGTACACAGTGGTGGACGGGGTCGCGCCAGTTACGTTCGGCAACAGGTTGCTGACGTACACTTCGAAGCGGTCGACCATACCGATGCGGCCGTTACGCATCACGGCGGTATCATCGCCGGTGATGTTTGCAGCTTTCAGGTCGGACTTCTTCATCTGGCCTGCCATCCAAGCCGGGATGACCAGCTTACGGCCGGTTTCCGGGATGGACTGCTCATCCAGCACTTGGCCCAGGTCAACGATGTACTCGATGGCATTGGCTTTGGTGATGGATACTGGAGCAGCGACGGTGCCGAGGTTGACATTTCCGGACACAGCGCCGGCGGTGGCACCACGGTTTTCAGCTGCGCACTTGTCCAAGATGAAGGCAAGGCAGTTGGTATCCACTGCGATTTTCAACTGCTCCGAGGCGTTGGTTGCCCAAGGACCCATCATACTGATGGCGGCCTGGACGTCCATGACGTCGTCGAGTTGGAAAGCCCAGTACTTACCTTGGTCAATCAACAGGTCCAAGGTGGACACCGGTGGGATTTCATAGGTCAGTGCTTGACCGGCTTGGTAGTTCGAAATGGTGATATCAGGAATCTGGTTGATACGGACGGTATCACCTTGGTTCCGGATTTCGCCCTGATAATCAGTGTTGCTGATTTCAGCGAAAACTGTTGCGTCGTAGAAACGCTCCAGCAGTTTTTTGGCCCACAAAATGGGGATTAGGTTGCCGGAGTATTGCGAATATCCCGGTACGGTAGGAAAGGCCATGAGAGTAGCTCCTGAAAAGGGTTATAGGGTTAGCGGACACGCCCCTCGGCCAGTGCTTCAAGTGCCTCTCTTTCGAGGGCGGTGAACTGTTCGAGGGTGATTTTTCCCCTCAGCTTATCGTCATAAATCTGTTCAATCTCAGCTTGCGTCCAGTATTTCCCGCGACGCGGTTGAGTTGGGGCTGGCCCGTTTGATACAGATGCTGGCGAAACGAGGGAAGCGGCATCTACTGGCGGAGCGGTAGGCTTACTCGGAGCCCCCGGAGCGGTTTCTGCAAACGCTTTGAAGAAGGCGGCGACTCGGTTGACATCTTTGGCGTTGAAAGCCTGATTCAACAATGCTCGCCTGCTTGCGCCTGTAAACGTATCAGTAACATTTAGCCATGTCAAGAAGTTGTTATCGCTATTTAACGTCTCCCACGTCGGAGCCAAACGGTCCAGGGCATCGTAGAACGCTTCTTCTTCACGCTCGGCCGCTTTAGCCGTTACAGTGGTCACCGTCTGTTCTTGTTGTTTGACGTGTTTCTGCAGTTCAGCAATGCGGGCCTCAAGGGTTTCCATTTTGCTGTCATACAGCTCACGGGCGGCACGTTTTGTGACATCGATGAACTCATCACCATAGTCTTTAATTTCGGCTTCAGTGAGCAGACGGGATGTCGCAGGGACCTGCTGGACCTGTTGTTGTGGCTGTTGCGCAGCAGCAACGGTGGTACGGGTCAGTTCATCGATTCGCTGCGTTAAGACAGAAATAGTTTCGTTGGATTTGGCGAACATGCCCTGGAGCGACTTATAGCGTTGCTCCCAGTCAGACTGGCCGTTATTGATGGGGGCCGGCTCATTGACTGGCGGAGGTG